AAAATGATCTGTATAATAGTGTTATGAGACCAGCAAAAATGACAGAGCTGATAGCCCATATATATTGATTAGTTTTTTTCAATTGCAAGTCCAGGTGATGTATATGATTATCACGCATGTTGGTAATCTTTTGGTCAAGCAGCTCTAGCTTACCCTCTATACGGATAATAGCTTCTTTGTTTTCTTGTTCCATTATTCTTTAAGTGCTGTTACTTCAGCTTCTAATGTTTCAATTCTAGTCATAGCTTCTTGTAAGGCTTTGATAGCTTTCATGTATAATACAGAATAGCTTACAGATTTAACCTGTTCTTTAATTTCTTTTACATCACCAATTTTTTTATCTTCAGGTATACTGTCTCCATCTGCATAAATAGTTCCAAAACTAGAATCAGAAAGTATATCACTAGCACTTGGGTCATTATGTCTAATTAATTTAGGACTTACTGTTTCAAGCTCTTGTGCAATAACACCTATTTGTTCCCAAGCTTTATCACCATATTGACGTACATCATCTTTCTTTTTGTAATTTCTAATCTTGATATTTTTAATGTCATCCCATTGAGAATTACTATCTCGTATATCTTGTTTAATTCTTTCATCAGATGTAGAGCCATAAGAATTATCATGGTTTTTAATATCTCCTTCAGAGGTAATAAACATTCTGTCAGTGGTGGAATCATTACAACGAAAAAAGGCAGAAGTAGAAGTGTCAGGAGAACTGGCAGTGTAAGTTATTTGCAATCCTTTAGGGGCTGCTGAACTATTGTCACCAGTATGAAAAATGTGTGCCGCAAAAACATTATTTTTAGTATCACCAACTTGAAATCCGCTAGTAGCAACATCCCCACCTGACCCTAGACCAACACGAACTATATCATTTCCAGCATCTACAAACAATGCATGAGTTAATCCATTAGACTCTACTCGGAAGTCTAGGTCACCTGAATCTTCATTAAATACAGTCTCTCCTGCATCTATATCAAGCCTAGATAATTCAGCACCACCAGATAAAGTAAATAATCTAAAGTTGCCGTCCTCAGTACCATCACTAACATCTGTTAAATGAGTTCTAAATCTACAATAATCAGTTGCTTCACCTGCATCATTGTCAGCTCTAAATGTAAATTGACCTACAATATCATTATCTGCTGGAGAGCTACTGTCTCTGTTTAAAACAATATTAGGTGCAGAACTAGCATCAGCATCTGTCGATGTTAATGTAAGTGTGTCTGAGTTATCAGCAGTTGTTATTGTAACACCATCATTGATAGTTGCTCCTGTTGCTGTCACAGTTGCAAGGGTATTACCACCTACTTCAACAACTAAAGTATCATCAACATTTGCAGAAATCGATGTATCTTTATCATCATCGAGATCAATTTTATTATTTACACCATCTATTTCTATTCCAGCCATGTTATCTCCTATATTATTACTAATATTCCATCAATCGTAACAGTACCAGAAAAGGTAACAGTACCGACCATCAATGAATTACTATCACTTGGGATTGTAAATGATTTTGTTATTGTTGATTTATGAAGCAAGTCCACATCATCAAGACCAGCTTTTGAGCCTACATAAAATATATCGTTTGTATCGTGCATTATGTTACATCGGTTAGTAATGACACAACTACATCAAGATCGCCACCTGATGCATCTGATTGTACTGTTACTGAATAACCGCTCCCTAATACGAGTTTACCTTTAATTATTTCAACCTTAGAATTGATTGGAATACTTACATCTTTTACAATAAAGAAATTATTTGAACCATCGTTCACTTTGACATCAACCGCAATAGATGAACTTCCTGTGTTTGCCAAGTTCATGCCTACAATTATTTGCTTATTTGATGTAGTAGATACGACAGTTGCCGCACTATTATTAGAAACTGTCGTTTCTATTACCGAGAAATTGTTTGCCATATTTTTATCCTTTTACTTGATTTGTTATCCTAATGCAATTGCAAATGGGATCGCTGACGGATCAGCCTCAGTTATACTTACTGTTGATGGTAAGGTAACTGCATTTGTTGAAGTATTTACTGAGAAAAGTGTTAAGTCATCAGAACCATCAAATAGTTTCATTGTGATCGTATTCGTTACAGAATTGTCTAACCATATTGTTCCAGCCGCCGCACTTCCGGGTCTTGAACTTCCAATGTGTCCAGTATTCAATGCACCAAAACTATTATTTAAAGCAGTTCTAAATGTACTGAATGCTTGGTTGTCTATTGTTATTTGTGATACTTGGCTCATGTTTTCTCCTTATGTTATTACCTGACCTACACCTTCAGCGATGAAGTCAAAAGTTCTATCTACTGTTGATCCGCTTGAATTAAAAAACTCAATTACAAATCCTGATACTGTTTTACTTGTGATCGTATAAAAATCTCCCGTAGCCATGTCTTGTGCCGAAATGCCTATTGCTGGAACTAATTTGAAAGCATGGTCAAATGTAACAGTCTTTCCGCTTGTACTTGTCGTGCTTGAGATATCATTCCCACTCTCTCGCCTTTTTGCAAGACTAGCTGTAACAGATAAATTAGATATTAATGATCTAGCTTTTGTGTCTCTTGACTCAAACAAAACTCTAAATTTAAAATATCTTCCAATATGCTCCCCAACAACAAATGGTTTAAAATCAGAAAATGTTGAATTATCATCACTTGTTGCAATCTGGAGTATTGTACTTGCATTGGCTTCAGCCGCACCATCAAAAGGTGCTGGTTGTCCATCGTCAAATAATGTACTTGCACTTGGTCGTCCTCCGTCAAAAGACTCAGAAACATCTTCAACAAACTGTGTAATTGTAGCAGAAAATAAGCCTTTGAGCTTTGCTCCTAAATCAATTGTATTATTAAATGCGTAAGTTGCACTAGCTGGTACTGTTGCATTTGAGTCAAATAAAGTCCCAGAAATAGTTGGAGCAATATGATTAGCAGAGTTCCTTGATATTACTGAGCAATTTGTTTTAGTACCAGAAAATGCTGTATGCTCATTGATTGTCGTTTGGTTTACAAAATTTACTGATGCAATATCTGTAGATACAATCGTTGCGTTTGCTGACTGGTTTCCTAATTTATCAACTGCTTTTATTAAATACGAACCTGTTTTCAAAGGTACTGTTATTGAGGTTGCTGGTCGTCCAATCCTTGCTACCAAATCAAAACTGTTATTATAAGTTGGGTTTGATAAGTCAGTAGAAAATCTTAGGGTATAAAAATCTAGGTCTAAATCAGGTATTGCAGTCCAACCTAAGATTGCTTGATCTCCAATAACATTTATTCCAAAATTTGTTACATCAGAGGGAACAGCAGTTTGACCTACTATTTTTCTTGTTGCTGATACAAAAGTTGATGAAACTCCTAAACTGTTTATCGCTTTAGCTCTTACTTGATAAGTTGCTCCATCAATCACATTTAAAAATTGATAGTTTAACGCACTTCCTCTACCAATAGTCCTAAAATTATCTGTTACTGCGTTTCCACTTGGATCAAGTGTCTGTTTTGCTTCTACTTGATATTCGTCAGCAAATTTATCTGTTGATGCACCAACTGTTACCAATAATCTTGTTAAAACACCTCCATCATTGTACTCTACCATCTCGTCATCAAGACTTACACTTGCTGGAGCGGCAACAGAAAACGGATTAGGTAATGTTGTATCAGGTATAGTCGGAACATTTTGCTGAGTTCCAAAAGTATAATAGCTGTCCTGATGTTCAACTAATTGTAATGCAACTGTACAAGATTTCTGTAATGTCATTCCAACAACTCTAAATGGTTTTGCACTAAAAGCTGGAGTGGCATGAGTTATGTTCACTATGTCTCCAATTGCTAAATCCATAGCTGTTGCATCAGCAGTCAAACTTACATTTAGAGCAGACCTCGATCTTCTTAAAATTACTTCAGCCATCTCCTGTGCTTGAAATGGACTTGTAATAGTTGGAAAATTAAATTTCTTTTCTAACAAAATACCACCATCAGCAGTTTTCATTGTTGCGTGTTGATCTGCACTTGCTAACCCTGTTTCATCAACTGGAGGAAACTGAGCTTCGTCTGATTGATAATTCTTATTTGGATTAATAAAATTCACAATAACTCTATTGTATCTTGAACTTTTTTCAGTACTAGAAACTGATATTCCACCGATGATATTATCTTCAGTTAAAGTTATTGATGCTGAACCTGTTGTTTCAACTAATACCTTATATTTACCAGCAGTATAATTTAGAAATGACCTTGATCCCGCAATAAGTTCTTGAACTAAATTTATTGATTTTTTTGATGTATCTAAAACTGCATGAGAATCTAAAAGATCAATCTGACTTGCTCCGCTAAATGGAGTTATATTTGTATCTAAGACATCACCAGCAGTTTGAAAATCAGCAAAATTAGAATCAAAAAAACTATTAGCAATACCCATACCAAAACGATCATTTCTTAAATAATCTAGTAATTGATAAATCGGATTATCAGAATATTCCCAAGTCGAAGAAGTATCTTCTCTGTGCGATCCACTTCCTCCTGTTTTAGTTCCATCAAGATTTGGATTATATATTTTTCTACCTTTTACTAATGCTTGTACCTTTGGTATTCTTGTATAAGCATCTCTATTCCATTTAAATTTTAAAGCAATATAAGCTAAACCTCTTAATCTATGATTACTTGTCCAACTTGTTAAAGGAGTCAATAAAGCAGATGCCGCCTGATCGTCTGTACCATAATGGCATCTTACAGTAACCAAACTTTCAGCAGAGGAGGTATCGTCTGCTGGATCAGCTTTGTAGAAATTACTATCACTTGCCGCAACTGTTCTCTCTGTGTTATCGCTTAAAGCACCAGTAAATGTAACTTCATTCTCGTTAATAAATATTTTTTCAACACTTGCAATTTCACCTTCACCTAATACTAATGCCATGTATAAAAATTCATTGTCTGTTCCACTTGACTCTAAAAATACAATGTTACCGCCTACTTTTCTTGTTCCATAAATAACTGGAATGTGTGCATTTGCATTTCTTTTATTGACGAGTATTCCTCTAGCTTCAAGATCGGCAATCTGTTCAGAGTAATCAGGAATATCAGGTATATCAATAAGCCAACTGATAACTTCTTCAGCTACATCTCCTACAAAATCAATTCCTTCTTCTATAATATCTCCGCCAAAGTCTATAAGGTCTTCTGCTATATCGCCAATACCACCAACTATATCGCCTACTGCATCAGCCGCACTTTCAGCAAAATCTTTAGCTTCTTCTAAAGGATTCCAACCTCCCATAATTACACTCCATATCCATATCTTATGCCAAGTTTTCTAAAATTTAATTTTTCATAAAACTTATCTTTTTTTTCAATATCTTTTGCATCAAATGTGCCTACAACCAATGGAACTGCCTTTTCATTAGCAATTTTATTTAATTGTTTAAGCAAAGCTGAAGCATTCTGATAACTTCTGTGTTTTTTATCTACAAAGAAAAAAGCATCAGCCATATAAAAATTTTCAGAGAACCACCATTTTGCCATGACCCCGCCAATAGCACCTACAATTTTTTTATTAGTAATTAAAATTATGCAATGACCATTATTAATAATAGGTTGCATAAACCTTAACATAATATTTTTGTTATATGGTGGATAAAAAGTACTAGCTTCATCGTGCATACCAATAATTAATTCTAATACTTCTGATAAATCTTCTTTTTTTGCAATTTCAATTTTATACTTAGCCACTACTGTTTACCCCATTCAATATCTTGAACAGAAATAGCTGAAAACTCCATACCTTCATCAGATGAAAAAAATCTTCTTTGAGAATTATCTGATGTTGTCCTACCGCCGACTTTTTCAAATGCTCCCCAATGAGAAGTAACACTTAGTCCAACTGTCGATGTAGTAGAACTATCAGTTACAGTTACCCCATCAATAGTTCCAAAATATAATAAAAAGGGATCAGCGATCAAAGAATTACTGCTATTTAAAAAACCACGATATATTTCAACTGTATCACCAATGACATTGTTGTTTAAAACAACAGATACATTTGATTGTTCTACTCCTGAAAGCACAATCCTCAAAGTATTTTTTATAGGTTTTGTAGCTTCATTGACTTGACCAATGCTTAACAAATGTCCAGATGCAGTATATGTAACTGAACTTCCGCTCACACTTGAAGTTAAATCATGTGTGCAGTTTGTTATATTTATTGGTGTTGGAAATCCAATACTAACTAAGTAAATAGGTCTAATCTTTTGTGTTGCTAACTCGTTTTTAACAGCAGTCGTTAATCCTCTAGCCATGTTAAATGCTTTCTACAACATCAAATTCATAAGTGAATAAAATATTACCATCTTGATCTATTGAGTTTGATGGAAACTCCTGAACATCACTTTTAAGATGTACTGTAAAAGCAACATCATCATAAGTTACACTTTCGTTATCTGATAAAGCTGTTGTTAATGGTGGCTCAATCGTTACAGTTGCCGCATTGCTTGAGGAAGTAACATCTTCAACAACCATGTAAACTTTTGAATGAGCAAATTTTATGAAATCTCCAGCTTTAAATCTACCAGCACCATCAGCCGCAAATGCGTCCATAGCAATTGTAGTATCACCAACAGCATGAACTCCGTTTACTAATACTGTTCCTGTTTCATTCCCTTGAGCATTTAAAAAACTAGGGAATGTAACTGTGAAATCCTCTAATCTGCTTCTTTGTTTTATTAAGAATGCTTGTACAGCCGCAAAGTCAGACCTTCCTATATTTGGATATGAGCAAGTAAAACTCCATCTTTGACCATCAATTTGCCTTCTAAATGTTTTACCTGATGCAGTCCTTGAAAATTGAGTTCTTTGAGTGCTTTTGATATTGATTGCTTCAAAACCATTATTAGGTAATGCTCCACTCATACTAAGTTAC